ATCGATGCCTTACCCAAAGGCAGTCGCGAGGTATTTAAGCTGTCGGTCTTGGACGGACTCTCGCACAAGGAGATTGGACGAATGCTTGGAATTAACCCACATAGTTCGTCTTCGCAATTGTTTAGGGCAAAAAAGATGTTGCAGGCAATGCTAAGCAATTATTGGGGATTGCTGCTGTTAACTTAGAATTAGGTACGGATATCTTAACGGTTTATCCACAATCTATTCTACCCATGCGAGATGGCGAAGTGATTGATGCCATGGAGGAGACCAGCCAAACCATTACGGATTCCTTTGGTCGTACCTCCTCAGTGAAAATCAGCACCTCTAATGCGATTAAAGCTAAGTGGTATTGTCAGGACCCTAACCTCATGACTCCGCCTAATGTCAGACGTGGTGCTAAGGTGATGCTGTGGCGTCAAGCCAATACAGATTACTTCTATTGGTCTACTACGACTAATACGGACAATTACCAAAAGCTAGAAGAACGCGTCTATGGTTACTCTAATACCAAAAACGAAAGTGTAGACCACACTAAAGACCCTAATGCTACTTGGACCCAAGGTGTTTCTACACTAAGAAAAGAAGTCAATCTTATCCACACGACTAAGTCAGATGGAGAACAGTGGGCTTACGACATCAATGTCAATGCTAAAGAAGGATTCATTATCCTGAAAGACGATATTGATAACATGATTAAAATTGATTCTAAGAACCACATTATCCGTTTACAGACTACCGATGGTGCTTTTATCGAAATCAATAAGCGTAATATCAATATTGGTTGCGATAACATGAGTACCGTAGCGGATTCTACCATTAGTGAGAAATCCACTAATAAGACTGGTAACTACTCAGCTGGATGGAATACCGAAACACCTGTACATTCTCAATTAGGTAACTACAATATTACCGGTGGGATTACCGGTAGTCCTGGTAGTGGTGGTAGTGGCTTTACGATTACTGGCGATATTAACCAGATTGGTAGCATTACTTCTACAGAAGACCACAAAGCTGGTGGTATATCACTGATGCATCATTTGCACGGAGGAGATAGTGGAGGCAGTACAACTGAACCACAATAGACGTTACTACACCGATAACCAATGAGTTATCGGTGTAGTATTTAATCTAAGAACACTTTGTTCGTTTTACCAAAATTATGGTAATGTGCCGTATGAATGTAGTCCCTATATAACATTATATCTAATCCTCTGCTCTTGGAGAGAGCGAGAAGCTTGTCTTTATTTTTAGATATATACACGAACCTCTTTTCAATTAGTGCAAAGAACTTAACACCGAATAACGCTAATTCTCTTATACCACTATTCAAGTCAATTTCTATACTCTTACTACCGTCTAATACGTTTATAAGATACATTTCAGGGATAACCCAGTACTTACCACCGTATCGCCTACGGTAATAACTCAGGTATGCCTTATGCATGCCGAGGTATTCTCCTAATTCCCTTTCTGAGGAGAGGTAAGCGGTTATTCCAGTAATCAAATTAGAAACTTTTAAACCATAGCTAAAGTTATTTATATTAATAGAATTCAATATCTCTACATAATCGTCACCTTCCATTTTTGGTTGGTATCCTTTAGGCCACAGATACCCATTTATCTGGCCTCTTTGGTAACGGCTCAATATAGAGTTTCTATCAACATTGAGAAAGTCGCCACAGTCACTAAAGTTTCTGAAACAGTGTTCTGCTCCTGTAAAAAGGTTTTTAAGGTATATCTTTCTCCATCTAACATCGTCTTTTGGTCTAAGGCCCATTTCAACAGCGTGCCTAACATTCTCTCGCTGAGTAATCACTTCTAAGTTTTCTAATCTGTTGTCGGATCTATCTCCATTGATGTGGTTGGTGACAAAACGATGTGGGTTAGTAGACATTTCGTAGGTTATGTTGGTTTCTTTTATTTTTCTATAGTCTTCTGGTCTAAATGTGGCTAAGACCAAATGGTGTATTCTTGGATTGGTTTTCTTGTTGTTATTGTTACGATCTGTCAGTGTAACGCAATAGTATCTCGTATTGAGAACAGGTTTAAGAATGTTATTGTTAGCGGCATTCTTTATGGTTCCGTTGCGACTAATTAAGTATTCTGGGTACATCGGGATTGGTACAAATTCTTCTTGTTCACTGTACATTTAATATCCTATATGTTGTTTTGTGTCAAAACTCAATGAAGAACATGAATTAATTACATCCACCTGCTCGGCGGGTGAAAGTGGTGAACCACATTAAGAGATTTAGCAGTAAATAGCAATTGCTGAGCCCTACGTAGTAAGGTGAGTTAAACGCTAATAGCGTTTAAAGAGCCATAGAAGCTCTTAGAAAGCGATTAGACTATAAGGTAATACCTTTGTACCATTTTGCATTAAATCGCGTATAATCGCAAAATAGAGCGAATTACGCTCATTCTGTACTTTCGTACCAAAAACTCAATATAGAGTGAAAATAGACCTACTCCTAACGATTCTTTAGATAGACACTACTCTCTACTCCCCTTGATGAGGAGTAGAGAGTAGTCTTGTCTTATTTGTTTTCAGGAGTCGGTAGTACAAAGTCATCTGGTAGTACAATACAGAATTCTCGAGTATCGATAAAGGTAAAACCTATCAGTAGGCTGAATAGCTTTTCCATCAATGTCTCTTTACTACCCATTTCTTCTAACAATTCATCGGTTCCATCACTGGGTAAGAGTAAGTCCTTACTCTCCTGCTCAATCTGCCTAATCTGGTCAGCAGCTTCTTTTCTAGAGAGAGGAAAGACCTTAGGTACCATCATCACCACTGAATCCAATCGATGTTTAGATAAAGGTACCCAATGGTACAGTAACCAATCGTACCAATCGTAGGTAAAGAAACCCACTACATTCTCATCTAGAAAACCAGGAGTAATATCCGTATAAGGAGAATTGATTACCCTAACTGGTACCATGTTATCAGTGTAATACTTTAAACAGAGTACAAAGTCGTTAATCTCTTCCTTATTGAGCTGGTAAGGATAGATGTTTAAGATAAGCTCAGTACGGTTAATCTTACCTTCTCGAGTGGAATTGTAGATATACCTAGCTACGGTATCTCTTAAATTCACTAATAGAGTAGTAGGTTTAGAGTGCTGTAAGGTATTGAGGTTTCTCTCTTTATAGCGTTTCCTAAACTCATGTAGGTCTATTCCATCGAAGTCATCTCTTTCACGAGTGAAGTATCCGTTTAAGAGTATCTCTTCCGTGAGGATGTCATCCATGGATTCTAATACAGCTAAGCGAGTATCGAATAAGCAATCAATATCCACTAGAATACCATGGGACTTAGCTTTCTCTTTATCATTCGCTAACATCCCTTACTCCTTTAAATCGGAGTAGTAGATAATGAAGTTATTGATACAATAACGATAGTTTTCCTTAAAGGTAAAGATTAAGGCTAAGAGTACCCTTAACCAGCGATTGTCTTTATCTCTTACCAGCTTTTCGTAATAGCTGGTATCAGCACTACTTTGCTCGTCGATTAGTTTACCCATGAGGTTGTTGATATCATTGGGATAATGCACGACGTATAGGCAATATACTTGGTGTAATACGATAGCTAATAGAGAATCCGGTAAACCTCTAGGACCTAAGTGTTTCTTACTCAATTCACTTAGAGTATCGTAATTTAGGTAATCGATTAGATTATACCGATAACGAAGAGAGTCAATGGTACTGTATACCTTGGTTAGTTCTTTATCACTGCACTTAGAGAGTACTTGAGCAAAGACTTCGTATAGGCGATATTCCATTTGTTTTAGTGGAGATTCTGTTACCTCTTCTTTTAAGTTAGTGAGATACTCACTGGCTTTCAAGTAATTGGCTTTCTCTTTATCGGTTTTATTCAAGCCACTGAAATCAATGTCTTCTAATACTAAATTGGTTTCCATTCATTTCTCCTAATAGAGTAAGGTAGACTTCAGCATCATGGCAGTTAAGTAAGAGTGTAACATCTTGTTAGCTCCTACTTGACCGGTATAAGGCTTTAATGCATTAGCCGATGCTTGTCCCATCTTAACAATGGATTGCTCTAACAGTCGATTACCGTTCTCAGAACCACCCCTAAAGTGCATCATTTCCTCAGCAGTCTTAATCAGACCCATGGATAATAGGTTGTTTACCTCAGGATAGGAAATACGACCACCTTTAGATTCACTACCGGTGGCTTGAAGGGTGAAGGAATCAATGTGGCTATTGTCTTTAGGAATAGAGATTTTCTTAGAAATCATCTGTTGCTGAATACGTACCGGTAGGTGTAATACCATGGACTTCTTATTAGAGAGTTCACGTGAACCATCATCCGAGTACATCCAGATTTTGTGGTAGAAGTTGATGTTGTATTTATCGGCTACATTCTGTAGATTGTCGATATCCAAACGGTAATCGTCTTCACCTACCGGAGTGATGATTTGTAGGTAATCCTCTTCATTCTTGAATTTCACCATCAATTCTTCGAATTCTTTATCGCTTAATGCTTCTAAACGTTTACGGGTACGTTCTCCGTTATCTGATTTAGGAAGCATGTCTTGCACCAACTTTACTGCGTAGTCAGTGGCCTTTTTTCTAGCTTCAATTTGGCTCATTTGTCTCTGTCCTTCTTAAGCTAATATAAATAGAAATAAAACACACAGTAGTCATTCAGACTACTGTGTGTCTATCTATCGATTAAATTAGTTTAGGTTCTTCTACAGAAGTCTCTTCCTCTACGGTAATCTCACCTTCCTGTTGAGTCTCCTCAATGGCTTGATTGACTTCCTCAGTAGTGAATTCACCACTAACGGTTTCTTCACCTTGAGTGAGAGAAAGATTCTCTTCTTCATCGAAGAGACCAACAGTTGCCTGATTGGCTTTTTCAGCTTCTTTCACCAGTTCACCTTGTACAGTAGCCAGGTCTCGTAAAGATTCAGCCAATTCCTCAATCTCATCACCTTGCTCATTCTTCACAAACCAGTCTTTATCGAGTTTACCATGTTTACCATATTCACTCATGTAAGGGAAGATGGTTTTATCCAGTAACTCTAACCATTCTTTAGAAGGTAATACATCACCCAATAGAGTACGGACATTCAGGGTAGAAATACCTGAAGCGACACCGAGTTTGTAAATCAAGAGGTTCAGTTCGCGATTGATGACGTAAATCTGCTCGGTAATGGGTTTGTTTACCAAGAGAGCCTTAAAGGTATTCTTATTAAAGCCCATCTCGTTAAACATACCGACAAAGTCGATTTCATGCTTTTCACAAAGCTCTTTCACATCCCTCAGGATGAGATTAGGGTCAGTAATGAAGGCTTCTAAAGATTCGTCCTTAATACCGATACCTTCAATTTCCTTCTTACCGGTAATCTTTTCGTACTCTTCATTGGCTTTATCAATGTCGACGTACTCTACTTGATCCAAAGTATCCATATTGCATTTGTTCCTTAAAATTGACTATTTAGCGTTATCACGCTTTGCCTTAGCACTGTTATCCTCTATAAGACTATTCGTTTCTGAAGCATTCACCATTTGTTTGGCATACTTCTTCTTAATCGTCTTCTTATCACTCTCTAACCAGAAAGGATGATAAGTACCTAAAGCCATTCTCATGATGTCTAAAGTAGAGAGCTCTAGTTGTTCATGTGCCGTATCATCGAGAGAGTACCAGTAACGGGTATCCAGAATCATGTCCCAAGAGTAACCGTTCTGTTTTACTTTCTCGTATAGAGTAGCAGGAGTCAGCTCCAATAGACGTTTGTCAATGGCTCTTAAGTGTTCAGCCCAGTACTGGGACATCTGTAACATATCAGCACAAATGCTAATCGCACGAGACAGACGATGATTTTCGTCTAAGAGACTACGCACAGTCGTACGAGAGAGTTTCACTTCCGGCAAAAGCACACAAGAGACATCTTTAAAGTTATCGGTACCGGTGATTTCACCAGTTAAACCGTACATGCCATGCTGGCGTAAGAAGTGGAAATGGGTCAGGTTCTCTAAAATACCATACTTCTGGGAAACGATGATTTCCAAGTGGTAACCGGAAGGACCAGTCTTGCATCGCCACTGTTGCATGGTGACGATATTTAAGTCATCGGGATTGTTATCCTCACCTGCATCTCTCAGTGGGTACTTCTGTACGTTCTTATCGGTTTTAAAGTGTAGTTTGTTTACGTTCTTGATTAGCCACATGCAGGTGGACAAGAACATGATGTTTTCAGGTACGCCTTTTAACTTCTTACCGGTTTCGGAGTATTGAGAAGGTTTGTGTTGTGGAGCGTAAGGGTCTAACTGGAAGGCTTGGCCATAGTGCACCGTACCGGTAAAGTAGGTATTGGTTCCGACTAACAGGTCTGGTAGCTGGTCAATCATGTTTTTCTTGAAGCGACCAGAGTTCATGGCCACCATGTTTTGTTTGGCGTCACCTAAGTCGGTTTTATCGTAAAGCTCTTGAACAGCTTCTACAATAAACATGGAAATGGAGTCAATGCTAACAAATGTAGGTAAGAGAATCTTGATGGCTTTACCGTTTTTATTAATTAGGGGAGTATCTACTTTAAAAGAAGCTCCTTGTTTCTTCTTAGAAAGCATCCATTCTTTAGCCATCTTAAACCATTCGTCTCCTTTGTAGAGCGATGCTTCTGTTACTAACCAGCGAGGGTTTTCTCCTTCGAACCAATCAGGTTCATTGGGCTTGACGATTCTTCTTAGTCTAAGCTCTAGACCAGGAATATAGGTATTGTTTTCAGTATCGTATTTCTGTCCAGGACTTAGGTGGTGTGCTCGGAAGGCAGCGACTTGATTGACGTAGTCGGCTAGGGCGGATTTGTATGAGTTTCCTGGCCCCACGAAGATAATGGAGCCATTATGCCCGCCATTGGTGAGGTATTGGCCATTAATGGCTTTTACAGGTGAGCCAGTGGGGATGTCCATCAAGCACCCTACGTTTAAGTTTACCCGTAGGTATGGGGACTGTTTCGCTGGCATTTGAAAAAATTCAGACATGTAAAACTCCGTTCTGTCTAATGATGATTAGATGGGGTAAAATGGCATGTAAAAGCATCGGTTTTTTGTTCAGATATTGGGAAGAACCGATAGAATTTAGATGTCTCGTTTTCGATTAAAAATCAGAGTATATTTAGAAGGAATTGAAGTGATGGATAAAAACGATTGGCATGTCTCAGTAGCCCTGTCTGTAGAGGCACTGAGAGGCGATATTTCTGCTCTAAGAGAGATGGATATCTCTAATGAAGGTCTGGCTACTACTTTAAGTAATCTCTTTAGAAACACCTACAACACTTTACGTGTCTCTATTAGTGGTTTTCTGGATAAGAACGACTACGGTGTACTGGGTCTAGATGAGAATCTGGTACGTAAACTGGATAAGAATAAACTGAGTAAGAACTACGCTTACTTACTGGATACTCAGGTAGAAGTACCGGTAGGCATGAAAGGTCATTACCTACCCTATACTGAGGTATCTCTAAAGCTCTCTACTTTGTTCAGTGGTTTACAAAGTCAGGTAGAGAAACTACGTAGTGACATCGGTAGAGTGATTTCTACTGAAAAAGGACTACTGGATTCTACTCTCTTCGATGATAAGTATTACCTAGAAGAGAACAAGGTAGTAAAGAATGCGATTAAGGAATGGTCTTTACACAGAGTAGCCAATGACATTGTACCTTCACGTGCTTTTGGTGATGTATTCCGTAACGGTAATGAATTGGTGGAATGTATCGGTGTAGCTCGTCAGTGTAATGATAACCTCAATCAGGTGAATCGTAAGAAACTGATTGGTAGTATTGAAACCACCATGAGTTATGTAAAAGACTTAATGGAAGCAGCTAAAGAAGGTTATTCTAAACCACTGATGTTGAAGATTGCTAATGCTATTGCTGCAGTAGCTGAAAATGTGGAAACACTGTCTGCTGCTGTGTATAACACTAAGATGTTGAATGTAGCACTGGATAGTGTTAATGAGAAAGTAACTTCACTAGTAAACTAAAACTAATAGACACTACTACTCTCTACTCCTCTAGGTGGGAGTAGAGAGTAGTAGGTTTATGTTGTCTTACAACGCAATAGAGGGTTTCCACTTAGCTGGCTCTTGTAGGTAGTTCTTAACATCTAGATAGCTATCTACAGTAGAATAAGGGTTCTTATACAGGATTAGGTTATCCAAATCCATATTCCTCTTATTCCCATCCTTAAAGGTTACACCAATCTGTTCTAGCTCTAAGCCATCTGGATTCTTAAAAGTAAAGACCAGTAATACGGCTAGATAGAGCTTCATCTTCCTTTCACGGATGTTGCTATTGTAAAAGGGACGCAGTCTCATGACCACATCGCCATTTCTATCAATAGCCCCTCTAACGGTTCTGTATTTGTTTCTACCACCAATAACGACTTCTCCTTCTTTCGATATCTTGTAGGTATCGCTAAATCGTTTATCGGGTATAGTAAAGTATTCCTTATTCGATGTATCCATCTTTTATCTCCCTGTTTGGTAAATCCAGGTAATAGGTATCGCACATGTAGCGAGTGAGTAGATTAGCTAGAGACAAGTTGTTTTGGTTACCATCTCGATATTCTACTTCTACAAAGTCTAATCCGTATCGACCAGGATTCAAGAAGGTAAATGCTAGTAAAGCATCTAAGTAAACCTTCTTCTTCATCTTAGTATCTCGATTCACTCTTAAAGCTACGTATAGCCTACCATTGCTATCTGCTTTAGGTAATACGTTTCTATTCAGCTTACAATCGTACACGATACCGTTCTTAGTGATTTTGTAGTAGGAATAGAAACGAGTATCGGGAATATCGTAAGTAATATCAAATTCTCTCATTGAGTACACTCCAGTAGTATTCAGTCTCATTTCTACTCTTCTAATACTAGCTTTTCATCTAGTAAGAAATATAAAACCTGAAGAAGGTGCAATATTAATGAAAGTCAAATTGGGAGAATAGAGGGAACTACACCTTCTTCTTTGACTTTATAGGATTTAGATTTCAATGAAGGAGTGAGAAGTGAAGGCGGAGTATATGTCAATATACGAACGACTGAACGCTACGAACGAGTGAATTAGAAATCTTAAGAGTGTAAAGGTTTCTTCTTGCAAGGAGGGCTGTTTATGGGTTTCTGACGCCGTAGGCGTCAAGATAGATAGATAGATAGTCCTAACAGTTACCTATTCTGTATTAATTTATTTATACTACTCACTCTACAATACTCTACTCTTAATCTACTCTAATAACAATACTAATACCAATAGACTAGAAGATAGACTAGAGAGACTACTACCTTTCTCTAGATGAACTAGAGAGACTAAACCCTTTTCT